GCGCCCTCCCGCGGCTTCACGAACACGACGTTCATTCGGGTCTCTCCCAGGTCTCGGCCGCCGCCTCGGTCGGCCCGTCGAAGGTCCAGGTGCTGGCGAGGCGCCGCAGCTCGTCGGCCTCCTGGGCCGTCCAGGCGCAGCGTGTCTGCAGGACGATGGAGCAGAGGGCCTGGTGCTCGCGCGACCAGGCGCCGCCCTCCACGGTGTCAACCTGCTGGAACTCGACGCTGCCAGCCGCGCCATCGCGCGCGCCGCCGATGGTCCATCCGTGCAGGCCGATGATGGCGACGTGCAGCATCTGCGCGAGGCCCGGCGCCTGCGCATCGCCCAACAGCCGCGAGCGGTGCCTCGTGGCCTGCGTCACCAGGTAGAGGCCGAGCCGCACATTGGCCTGGAGCGTCCGCGCGCCGCTCAGGTCCTGCAGCCCCAGGAAGGCCAGGCCGACGAAGGGCGCGCGCACGGCGGCGATCGCACCGAAGCTCTTGTCCGTCAGCGGCGCGGGCAGCACCTCGTGCTGGAAGCGCGCTGGCGGATACAGCACGCGCAGCCGCTCGGACAGCTTGTCCATGACCCGGTGCAGGGGGCCCTGGCTGGCGGCAGGATCCTCGGGGAGCATCACGCGCCTCGCGCGCGCATGGCGCGGCTGTCGTTCATGGCAGCCCGACACCGCGGAAGGCGCGGTCACGATCCTGCACGCGCGCATCGGTGATCGAGGTGGCCGGTGCGGCGGCCAGCTCGCCCGTGCCGTTCGCCAGCGCCTCCAGCCAGGCGAGCGTCCTGCTCGCCTGCTCCTTGACGTCGTCGGACGGCGTCTTCCCATCGCCCTGCGACAGGTCGAAGCGCGCCAGGATGCAGCAGGCCCGCGTGATCTCGCGCGGCACAGGCGAGATCGGCAGGGCGTAGCGCGAGCGGAGATACATCTCGATGACGGCCGTCGCGTCATCGAGGGCGACCTCGATGCGCGCGGCATTCGGCTCGACGGGCAGCGTCTCCGCCGTCGCGGAGAGGCGGATCATCTCCGCCTGGCCGAAGCGGTGGACCATGTCGGTGACCGTCGCGTAGGCCATCAGTCGGCGGCCTTCGAGCGCGTGCGCGGCCTCGCCGGAGCGGCGACTGGGAGCGCGAGGGCCTGCGCCTCATCCGCGAGGCGCTTCGCCTCGGCCTCGGCCGCCCGGCGCTCTGCCTCGGCACGGGCTTCGGCGTCCGGGTCGATCTCCTCGACGGTGAGCGACGGGTCCGCGCGCATGGCGGTGAGCTGCGCCTCGGTCAGCGCGCCCGCCGGATACTCGGCCTGGGGCGGGTGCCGCAGCCCCCCGCACCAGCCCCAGGCCGGCTCCGCCGTCACGCGGATCAGAAGGCCAGCCACGGCACCACCAGCAGCTCCGCCGTGTTCCGCCAGACGTTGGTGGCACCGGACGCGTTCGTCTCCGCGTTCAGGATGCGCAGCGCCGCGGCCTCCAGGCTGGGCGGCACGACGAGCAGGTTCGGGCGGATGTTGAGCGGCCGGCCGTGATCGCCCGGCAGGGCCATCATGGCGGCGCGGGCGGCGGCGTAGTTCGTGTCGTCCAGCGTCTGGCGCGAGCCATAGGCCAGCTGCCACAGGCCGTAGCCCGCGTTGCAGCGGCCGTCCACGCCGTAGCGGGCGCGGCCCTCGCGGAACATGATCTCGTCCGTCGTCGCGTCCATGCGCCGCAGCTCGAAGTCGCGCCGGCGCTGGTAGATGAGCGGCTTCACGGCCCGCGTGGTGTCGAGCAGATACCAGGGCGTGCCGGCGCCGCCGCCCGAGTTGCTGACCGAGACGATGGTGGAGCCATCGGCGCCGAGCACGGGGTGCTGCGTGTCGAAGAAGGGCCGACCGTCGTAGCCGACGCCCGACCAGCCGTTCGTCAGCAGGGGGAAAATCAGCTCGTCCGGGAAGGTGGCGACGGCGCGGCCGAGCTCCTGGAACATCGGCGTGTAGATGCCCAGGTTATCATCGTCGATGTCATCCTGCAGCACGTCCACCGTGCTCTCGAAGCGCCGGTTGCGGATGACGTAGCTCTCGACCTTGATCGAGTTCACCACGCGCTCCCCGATCCACTCGCGGATGCGCGGGAACATGGCCAGCCAGCCATACTCGTTCTGGCGGGTGCTGCTGGGCATGTCCATCGCCACCCGGCCGTAGAAGCTCGGGGCGGTCTGGAGCGCGCCCTGGAAGGCGGCCGAGAAGCCCGTGTAGAGGGTCCGCATGTTCGCGGCGTTGATGATCATCTCGCGACGCTCCTCAGATCTGGACCCAGACGCCCTGGGCGTCCACGAAGCGGACGATCCCGGCCGCCGAGCGGGTGGACGAACCGTTCGTGCGTTGCACCTGGTCGTCGTCCGCGATGAAGCAGGTGTTGCCGATGTCAGAGGCGGTGATCGCCTCGCCCGCGGTTGAGTTGCGGAACCGGAAGACGCCGCGCCTCGTGCGGATGCGGCCGTCATAGGCCTGGTCGAGCGTGCTGTTCTCCGCGATGCCGAGGCAGCGCAGGTTCGTGGCGGGCGCGCCGCGCACCAGCTCGTTCGAGGCGTTGAGGCACACGATGGCGCCCCGGTAGATCACCTGGCCGGAGGCGGGCGCGAACTCGAACTGCACGCCCTCGCGCATCGGGGTGTTGCGATCGGCGGTGAGCGGCATCAGGCGGCCTCCTCGCAAAGGCCGAGGCGCTTCCGCTCGGCCGTGTAGGCGTCAGGCTTGATGCCCATGAGGCTGAGCACATGCGCCTCCTCCGCGCCGATGCCCGCGCCGCCCTGGGCGGCGGGTGGCGCCGTGATGCCGCCGTGGTGGAGGCTGGGCAGCGCCGCAAGCTCCTTCTCGACGGCCGCGGGGTCCTGGCTGTGGCGCGCGATGTAGTGCTCGCGCAGGGCCTTGGTGATCGGCTTGCCCTGGCGGATCGCGTCGTCCACCACGCGGGCGGCCTGTTCGCGGGCCTGGCGCGCCGTGATCTCCGCCAGCTGCGTCTGCAGCGAGACGAGCTCCTCGCGCATCTTGCCGGCCTCGCCGGCCGAGGCGCGCGCGGCGGTGATGGCGGCGGCGATCGACCGCGCGTCTTGCCCGGCAGGGAGCCCGGCGGCGGCGGCGATGCTGTTGAGTGCGGTGGCGTGCCCCTCCGCCGCCTCTCGGGCGTGGCGGCAGGCGTTGAGAGCGGCGGCGGCGTCCGCGTCGGCCGGCAGGCCGTGCAGCGCCCGCAGCTCGGCGAGCAGATCCATGGCGTATTTCTCCTGGCTATGCAGCGTGGCGAGCTGCCTGAGGTTCGGGAGGTTGGTCAGCGAAGCCCGCAGCACGGCGAGCACACGCCCGCCGGAGCGGCCCTGGGCCGGGGCGGTGTGTCGGATGGCGGGGCTGATGCCCCGGTAGGCGCGATCCTGGACCAGCTCACGGCCCGCGGCGGTCCATTCGACGGTGCCCCAGATGCCGTCCTCCCGCGCGTGGAGCGCGGTGATCCAGCCGCGCGCGGGCGCCGGCGCGCCGGTGGCGAGCGCCAGGTCCGTCGCGTGCATCTCGTCCACCGGAAGGGGCAGGTGCTCGCGGCTGGCGGCGATCACCGCCTGCGGATCGTCGAGGCGGAACGGGCCGCGCCCGTCCACGCCGCGGAACTCGCCAGCAGGAACCAGATGCAGCTCCGTCGGCGCCGCGGCCTCGGGGCCGTGCGCGAACGCGCTGAAGAGGGAGACGACATGGTGCATCGCCGCGACTTTCGCGCGCGCGCGGCGTCGCTGTTCACACCCGCAAATGCGGGTGGGGCTTCAGGCGCCCAGCGCCCGGCGCAGATGGTCGGCTGTGGTGTCCTCGATGGTTTCGCGGTCGCGCGCGGAGAGCCCGAGATAGGGCCGCGCGGGAATGGTCACGCGTCGCGCGAAGCCCCAGGCCTTCCCGCCGCCGGGGGGGCGGAAGGCCAGGACGCGCTTCTCGCGCGGCTCGATCACGCCGCCGAACTGATGGATCGCGGCGTAGACCTTGTGCGAGCCGATGACGACGGAGCGGTCGTCCGCGTCCATGGTGAGGCTGCCCTGCAGGCCGCCACGCATCGCGCTGCCGCGCAGGATGCCGGGCCCGCGCTTGAATGGCAGATAGGCCGGGCTGAGCGGTTTCCAGGCCGCGCCATCCGGCGCCTCGGCCGCATCGAAGCGGTCCTGGGTGTTGCGCAGCAGGCCGGTGCCGATGGCGCGCAGCAGCCCGGCCGGGCGGCCCATGACGGCTTCGAGGGTGCGAAGCGCCTGAAGGGTGCGGCCAGGCTCGAACCGGACGGTGAGGGTGGCGGCCATCAGGCCAGGCCCTCGACCTCCGCCAGGTGCGCG